TTTTTAATGAATATTTACAAGTAGGATTATTCGAGGGTTTAATTGCACAAACAGTTGATAGTACGAGCAATAATAATTTTACACCTGGCTATTTTAATCCTTTTTGAATGGATTCTCAAAAACTGGTTCGTTATATAAATATTCAGTTATTGCTCTTTTTGATGCTTTCTCTGCAATCTTTATATCTGTGCCTAATAATTTCTGGTAATTCAAATAAGGTAAGTTTTCCACTTGGTTTTTATCATAAGCACTTGGGTCTTTCGCAATTGTATCTTCTGCGTCCTTTTTTGCTTTCGCTGTGTATTCTTGTTTAACAGTTTCGATTCGTTCAATGATATGCTTCGCTTGAATAGCCATACATTGTTCTTCTAACACTGTTAAATCCTTTTCGAATGCTTTTGCCGCTTTAATGTTATTATCGTTAGTTTGTTTTTGTTGGGCTAACTGCATTGATTGTTGTTCCATTTGCGCAATCTGTGCTCGTGCATTATCAATACTTTCAATGATATCTTTTGGGCTGTGTTTTTTAACCATTTCAGTTTGTGTTTCTTTGATTTTTTCTCCGTCAAATATAAATGTTCTACTCATTTTTTTAATCCCTCATATTTATTTTCATTACTTCTCTTGTAATTGGTTTACCAGTTTTGATAGTTTCTACTACTTCATAACCGATTCTATATTCTGCAGATACAACTCGATTTACTTTACTGCCGTCGTGCATTACATGTTCTGCGGAATGTGTGAATAGTTTTTTATTACCTTTTTCGTCTACTATAAAAACACCGAAAGAGATCTCGTACTCATCATTACTTATTTTTTTTCCTTCTAAATTAGAAACATGCATACTTGGTGCGTATGTTTTCCATTTATTCCTGATCTTTAAACTTCGTGCTGATGTTTCTTTTTTAATTGATTCTAAACGGTTCCGCATCCTAACATTAGTATCCATTAAAACTTCTAATGTTGCAAGGTCTTTTAATTGCAACATCTTTTCTTTTATTACTGTTGATAAATCTGTAACCTTAGTTTTAATTTTTGCATCTTGAATACCTGCTGGTAGTTCTTCTTGATTCTCTGGTATTGGTGTCGGTTTCGGTTTATATTTTAATTCCCTTTTTGCCTCGGCTAATTCTCGTTTTAATGCTTCCATTTCAGCTTCGTTTGTTTTCTCTTTTTTTTCCATTCTTACTCCTCCTTATATCGGTACATATTAATAAATCGTGTTATTGGTTTATGTTCTATAATAACTTTTAATTCGATCTCATCCCTTTTTTTTAATTGTTTTAAACATCGAAACATATTAGCTCTTGATGTTATTATTTTACTTTGGATTTCTCGGTATGACGACCATTCTGGATAATTATTTTTTAATATGTTTATTATTTCCCTTTGTCCCATTCTTGTAAATAACCTCTTTATTTTTTGTTACATAATGGTTGTCGATCATATCGACCACTTTCTTTTCTTCCTTTGATAATTTTTTATATTCAATCATCTTTTTTCTCTAAAAATATTTTTAATGTTCTACCATCGTCTTGTAAAGATGTTTTAACATTTTTACATTCCCAATTAACAAACTCTCTTCCGTCCTGTGTAACTAATTCAACCCTGTTAACTTTTTTATGTTCAATCACCATTCTAAACTTACCTCGTAATTTTTCATTTCGGAATTGTATAAATTACAACTCTAAATTCAGAAAAATCTTTCTCAATTATACAATTAACAATTTTTTTTTAACATTTTTGCTTTATCATTTTCCATTACCATTCTAAACTTACATCCATACCGCTTTCGTCCATTGTTTCTCTGGGTTGCCCTAATCCAAACACACAGCGCATCATAAGAGAATCGCTGAAATCCGGGCTTCTTCCTATTGTATCTTTGATCTCTTCCTTTGATATTATTTGAAACTTGGTTTCGTTGTTTTCTACATCTTTTCTTTTGATTGCTTCGAGTTCTTCAATCATCCAGTTTCTAACTTCTGGATCTATAAATTTATAGCACCCAATTATATCTTCATTAACATAATCCGCCAATCTATCATAACATTGTGCTCTAAGGTTTTTATATGAAAACATATCGGTCTCTTGTAATCTATACCTTTTATCATCATCATATTCTTCAACTGGTCGACCTGCATTAACAAAGGCATAAACTCCGGGTAAATGGTCCACTACTCCTCCACCCACTCCGTCTTGATCTATTACAATGTTATGCATTGGTATTTTCCATTGATCTGATGTTGATATAATTTTCTTTTCTAAAAATACCATATCGGTTTTATCATAATACCAAACCTTACGAATAAAAAAACCTTGCCATAAAATAAACACTGCTTTATCTCTTCCGAATCTTGCTATGTCTACCGATAAATATATTTCTTCATCCGGTTTAAATTCTTGCTCTCTTGTGAATATTTCACAAATTTTTTCGTATGACATTAATGCTGCATCATCGTCTTCGTATTCCCATAATCCATATTTTAATCTGTCTCTTAATTGTTTATCTTTGATCTTAGAAAGTAATGCTCCGTAATCATCTGATGTATATGGATTGTCATTATAAAGGGATTGAATAAAACAACTATCGCTTGGTAATTCGTTGTTTTTCCACGGTTTATAATAATCGAAATAAACCCAGTTTTTCTTTGGATTACATGTTAAAAACATTTTAGGTAATAGTTTTAATTCTTTATTCATGTGACGGCCAATTCGAGACTTTAGGACGTCAAACGCCTTTCCTTTAATCTCTCCTACTTCTTCCAACCATCCGCCTGTGTATTCCTCTGACCCGAATCTTTCGTATAATGGATCTGCTGGTTTATATGCGACATCCATAAGATCTATCCTGGATCCATTAAAGAACTGTATATAATTATAACTAGAATTTAGTTTCCAACATGATTGTGGTATATTATGAAGTTTGCATACCTTTTGAAATGTAATAAAGGTTGATTTCATAATACGTTTTAATTCATTTCTGCCTACAAACCATTTAGAACCTTCATGCATTAGGCAGTTAAGTAATACCCACTCGCAACCTATCCAAGACTTACCACCTACCCAGCACCCCCGCCGAATAAGATAAATTGTGTGGATTTATCTTGTAACTTCTCCCAGCAAATTTCTTGCTTTAAAGTTGGTTTTATTTTTAGTATAAATTCTTCACTCATTTATAATAACCATCTCCAAGACTTTTTTAAAATAATATCTTTAATTGTTGATTCTTTAACATTATATTCATTGGCAAGTATTTTTCTTGTGTAAACTCGAGGAATAAATTTATTTCGTATCTCTTTAACTTCTTTAATTGTTAATTTACTTGTTCCGATTTGTTCACCTATAAGATGTTTTAAATTTGATGTTTTTCCAATATTTTTAACAAAAGATTTTTGTTTTAAATGTTCAACACTATGTAAAAAATTTTCTTGTGGTGTAACCCATTCTAAATTATTAACCATGTTATTTTGTTTATTACAATCAACATGATTTACTTGTGGTTTGTTTTCTGGATTATTGATAAAAGTTTCTGCAACTAATCTATGAAGTTTTATTGTTTTAGGTTTATTATCAATTATAATAACTGTTCTAAGATACCCCTTTTTATCTGGTGCAGGTTTCATTATTACCTCTTTTCCTGAATTTCGCCAATTTAATGTTTTTAATCTTCCTTTGTTACTAATCAAATATATATTATTTGTGTTTTTGATTTTTTTCCATATTTCTTCCATTTTAACTCTTATACACTTACAACACCCATAAATATATAAAACTTTTCTTTTCACTCATCAGATTCTCGTTTACCTGCTTTTTCAAATATTACCCTGATTCCACTGGATCCAAAGTGTTCTATCTGTTGCTTATCTCCATGTGTTATCTTATGCCAATCGTTTAACGCTTTTGACATTTTGAATTTATCGTCAGTAGACTTTAAAGCAGGCCTTAACCGTTCTAAAAACATTCGCATATCTAAAGCTGATAGCTTTGCATCTGTCATTACTTCGTGTAAATGTGCCGCTGTTTCGTCGGTCATACCTTTTCTTTTTAACCATGCTATTTTCATAGCAACACCTTTTTTAGCTGTAACTGTTCGCCCACCTTTTGCGCATAATTCTTTATGGTCAGGTCTATCCCCTATATTTTTTAAATTCTTCATTCCCGGATGATCTGCAATTTTTCCCACCTGTTTTTTATTACTTGGCAATATTTTGGGTCAAGTTCCATTATGTAACATTTTCTTTTAGTTTGTTCGCATGCAATAAGGGTTGAACCTGAACCACCAAAAGGGTCATAGATTATATCATGTTTCTTTGAACTATTTAATATTGGTCTTTTCATGCATTCAATAGGTTTTTGTGTTCCATGTCCAGTTACTTCATCTGCTTCATCATGTGAAGCACCCATTACATTCATACCTGCTATTTCCCAAACTGTATGTTCTTTACGGCTTCCCTGCCATTGATGTTGTTTTCCTTTTCTAACACCATACCATATAGGTTCATGTTTCCAATGATAATCCCCTCTTGATAAAGCAAAATGTGGTTTAACCCATATTATTTGTGATTTTAATTCAAACCCAGCTTTTATTAAACTATCTCCAACAACATTAGAAAATAATCCTGCATGATAAATATATACAACATTACCATTAAACAGTTCCCAAGCTTCTGTCCAATCAGCTCTATCATCATTTTTTACTTTTCCTAAACTTCTTGTAGGATATTTATTACCCAACACACCAGCTTTATCAGCTTCATCTCTCCAACTTGGGTCATAATTAACACCATAAGGAGGGTCAGTGACCATTAAATCAGCCTTCTTACCACCCATGAGTTTGCAACGTGATCTGGGTTGGTTGAATCACCACATAAAAGCCGGTGTTCTCCAAGTTCTATAACATCGCCTATTTTAATGTTTGTTTCGACTTCCTCAGGGTTATCAATCGGCTTTTCTTCTGGCTGTTCCTCTTCGCCAAGTATTTCACCAATCTCTATTTCACTAAACCCAGTAAAATCCAAATTATAGTCCATACTTTGCAAATCTTTAAATTCATCTTTCAAGAAATCATAATCCCACTCAGACTCTGCGGTCTTATTGTCTGCTATACGATATGCTTTTATTTGTTCATCGGTTAAATTGTCTTTTTGTATTGCCGGTACTTCATCAAGACCTAAACGATTTGCGGCCATAACTCTACCATGCCCTGCAATTAACACATTATTTTTGTCTATAATAACTGGTACATTGAAACCAAACTCCTTTATTGACTCAGCAATCTTATCAATTTGATCTTTAGGGTGTTTCTTGGTGTTCTTATCGTATGTGAAAATATCGTTTATTTTTACTATTTTTATCATTCTTTAGCCGTTCTACATAATATTTATAATTTATATAAATTATAAATATTCATATTCAAATATTTTTTTCCTGTATGCCTCAACTGCCTGTGCCATAAATTTAGACCGATTTATTCCTTTTGACTTCAAAAGGATATCGTCGTCCTCCGACATATTTAGCGCGACCATTTTTTTAGTCATAAAATATTTAATATATAACTTATATATAAATGTATGCTTTTTTAGTGTTTATGGGCTAAAAACGACCAAACACAAATTAAGGTGAAAAAAGCTCTAAAATGAGGTTATTTATACCCTATTCAAATAACAGCTAAAAACAAACACTAAAGCAAACACAAAGCAAACACAAAAACTTAAACTCCCATTATCATTGACAATTAAATATATTAGACCGAACACAATAGTGAACGTTCAGAGTACACGCCTATCCTATTTCAAGTAACAAACAACACAAACACTTTTGTGTTTGTTTGTTTACTTGTATATAGGAAACACAAACACAAACACAAAAGCACAAAAAATATAATAAAAATAGAAAGTTTTATATATAAGTTAAAAAATATATATTATAAATAAAGAGGGTACAAAATGATATGGATAAGAAAAATTGTGCAAATAGGTGGCAGTATTGGGATGACGTTTCCATCTGATTTGTTAAAATATTTAAAACTAGACAATGGAGGTTCTTTTTTTATTAGAGATGGGAAAGATGAAAAAGGCGAATATATAATACTCCGTAAAAATCTGGTTAAAGATGATTAAGCAACTTCAAAACGAGAAATATAAATTCATCAATTTAAAACCAGATAAATCACCAAGAGATGGTAATAATTGGAAAGAAAACTATTTTACCTACGATGAATATAAATCAGGTAATGTTGGAATTATCACCGGACATAATGATTTAAGGGTTATTGATCTAGATATAAAACAAAAAGATAGAAACGGAATTTATCATATTATACCTGAATGGGTTGAACAAGCCGAAGAATTCCTTTTAACCTATATAAAAGAACTAGGACCAACATTAATAATTAAAACCACAAGCGGTGGTTATCATATATATTTGCATTCTGAATATAATTTACCCAACCAAGCATATATAAAATTCTCAAAAAATGTCGAAGGAGAATTCAGAACTCATAACAGTTTTATCGTTGCGCCTCCCTCAATCGTTAATAACTCCCCATATTCAGTATTTCGAGATAAACCTATACATACAGTATCTAAAAAAGATATAGCAAATTTCATCGTTAAATACAGCACAGAAGAGAAAATATACGGAAACAGAACAGACGTCTCAAATTCAGGTGATGATATGTCTGTTTTATGTTCATTAATTAAAAAGAATTTCAGTAGAACCAGAATTTTACAGATTATGGATAAAATACCCCATTGGCATAGCCAAACTCAGGCATATAAAGATTTTACGGTTAAAAAGGCGTTACAATTTCTTAATTTAAAGAAATTATCTGATGATGAGGAAGAAGTAGAATTTAAAACATATAATATTCAAGATATGTTAGAAAAAGGAATCCCAAAAATAGAATATACTATTGATCCATTCCTGTTAAAAAATGGTATTACTATGTTCGTTGCTCCTCCTGCATCAATGAAATCATTTTTAGCCCAGCAATTAGCCATTTCTTGTGCAACTGGTATTCCATTCCTTGAAAAATTTGAAACGAAACAAAACAATGTATTATACCTTGATGAAGAAAACGGCATAATAGGAATCGCTAACAGAATTCAACAACTTATGAAAGGACATAAAATTGATCTGAAAGAACTTAATAATAATTTAACCTGTATAAGTTATGAAAGTATGCGGTTTGATAATGATAATAAATTCAATGAATTAAGACGAATTATTAAGAAACTAGATATCAAAATTATTATTGTAGATAGTATTGTGCGTTTTGTTGATGGTGACGAAAATAAATCCGGAGACATTAAACATATTTTTGATAAATTAAAAAGTTTATGCAATGAATTTGAACTGTCAATATTAGTTTTACACCATGCCACAAAAACAAACGGAAGAAGTCCGAGAGGTTCAGGGGATTTTTTGGCTGCTCCTGATAATGTGTTTTCAATTAGTAAAACCAGCGAAACTTTAATAATTAAATCAGAGAAAGAACGATTTAAAAAAAACCAAGACGATGGACATATTATTAAAATTATTAGTTATGATGATAAAGTTAAACTGATGTACGATAAACCGTTCTTGGAGAAAGAAAATAAAAAAGAAAAATGTTTGAAACATATAAAAAAATTTATTGATTTATGCCCTATTAACACATTCAAATCCAGAGATTTAAAAAAATATTTAGACGAACACGATATTAAAACAAGCACAATGTACGATTGTTTGCGAGAGTTAGTAAGTAATAAAATAATTAAATGTGTTAGCGCTGGAAGTAAAAGCAATTATTTAATTATTGATAAGGAGGCGGTATAAAATGAAAAAAAAAAATACGATGGCTGGGGCTATAAATATGCTAGACCAGAAACTGAGGCTCAGGATTTTTGTGGTGAATTTGTGGCAGTAAAATGAGACACACGTTTAATGTTATTTTTGAATTCGAAACATTACAGGAAGCAAAGGAATGTCATAATACATTAAAACCATTTCATAAAAACATTACAAAAATAAAAAGAGCGCAGATCAATCAGGACAAAAGAATAAATTCAATTATGAACGCTATTAGTATAAACCGATTAACAACGAAACAAATTTATACAAAAGTTTCGAAGATTGGGTATTCATATCACACATTGGGTAGAGATTTAAAATATTTAGTATTACGGGAAAATTAGATTTTATTACAAAACATAACAACGGAAACCAAAATATTTTTTGGAGAAAGGAGGAATAAAAATGAGATTAAATATATATAATGCAGGTGGAGCTTTTGAAACTACAGAGATTTGTGATTTTTCACAGGTGCATAAATTAATAAATGAATATCTGCAGAAATATAAACTTAGCAAATGTCAGTTTTCTATTCGTGGGAAAGGTTGGGTTGAATGAAAACTGGTATTTAAATAATAATTAAATTCGAAACTATATAAGATGTCTAAAAAAGTGAATGATGGAAGAATCTCAGAAACATTATTTGTTATGCGGTAGTTATCTTAAACATTGGGGATCTTATGCACAAGTTCAAAACATGGAACCAGCACGAAACGGTAGCCCTAAGTTAAAACTTAGTGGGTTAGAGAAAAGTATTAGAGTGAGTTTATAGAAATGTTAAATGAGTTTATATATTGGATAGGAACTTTTTGTTTAATATCTTTTTTAATATTGATATTAAGTTTTATTCAATTACAAATATATTGTCATTTACAAAGATCTCAATATTTTTGGATGATAACTTTTTTGTATATTAAAGCAAAAATATATTATAAATCACCTAAAGATATAACTTTAAAGGCACCAAATGGTAAAAAGTATAAAATAATAGAGGTAGACCGAAAGAATGAAACAATTGTATAATGAATATATGAACATGTCTAACATATTTAACAAATTTAAACATGACGACACGTTTAGTGTTGATACATTGGTTAATAGATATTATGAAGGCGGACTAGATGTTGCACGTGATTATCTATATTTCAAGGATGATAAGTATAAATTTATTAAAATCAAACATCCAAACATCCAAAGATTAAACGGTTTTATGAATCATCAACACCACCAAAACGTGCTGATCAATTAGATCAAAAGACTATAGATATAGCTTATTGTGATTATCCCGCTGGTATAACAACTATTAATACTGAGAAATATTGGGGAAATAATTGGTAATATTTATGAAAATAATGAATTAATAAAGAAGGTGTTATGATGATAAAGAAATATAAAAAGAAACCATTAGTTATTGATGCTATAAAATGGAATGGGATGAATACTATGGAAATAATAAATTTTGTAGGGTTAGATAATCTCGATACTACGCAAATATTAGAAAAAGAATTAGTTATTAATACTTTAGAAGATGGGCATGATAACAGAATTAAACATGTAGCGTCAGTAGGTGATTATATTATTAAAGGTATTAGAGGAGAATTTTATCCTTGTAAAGCTGGGATATTTGAAGAAACTTATGACGATTTTTAACGATTACAATACTCTAAACGGTACACCAAGAATCGGTGTGCTTGTATGGGAAGGTAATACACTAGTAGTAAGATATAAAGTTTTTGAGGAGATATAAATGGACTTAGAAAAAGAATACGAAATAAGGTTAAAACGTGCTTATGGAATTGAAGAACTATTCGAAGCAATAGACGAAATTCAAGAAATTAATAACGAAGTTAATAAATATCAATCTTGTATAACTAAACAATATTTCAAAAAAGAAAAAGCTAAGAATTATAAGAGATTGGTGAAGAAAGAAATTCCTATAATAATAAATTACCAACACCAAAGTGTTAATTGTGCGTATGAAAGTATGTTACAATTCAATAAAGAATTAAATAAAATACCTGTAACACCTTTAACGACATGCCAAGGGTTAAAACAATTATGTAACGTAATATGGATGTATAACAAATGAAAGATGAAGAATATTATAGACAGCAAATTAAAGGATTGATCTTCATATTGAAGGATGCAGGAGAGAAAGAGGTAATGATTAGTAGAAAATATGTTGAAGAGAAATTGAGACTAGTATTATCAGAAGAAGGGATCAATTTTCATCCAGAGATTGAAAGGGTTTTAAAAGAAAATAGGTTGTCAAATGAAAAAAATTAATCTAAAAACTATAGATGAAATATTAAATAAATATGATACAGAATATTTATTAGTAGACGGTAAAGGGTGTATCAATTTTGATCATAAATATATAGCAATAAACCCAGTGTTCGATGAAGATTATAAAACATTAGGGTTTGGAGTTGTCGCTGCATATTATGAAGATAATAAGAAACAATTATCTGAGCAAGAGATTGAACATAAAACTCATGAAATGTTGAAAGATAATCATATTAAATATCTGTTACAGAATCATAAAATCGGCGATAAATATATGAATTGTCACTACGATCATATACCAATTAAACAGCATGGGTATAAACATGGCTTATGATAATATAAGTAGAATTGTAAGTATAATATTTTTTATATTCATGCTGAGTTTTACTATTTTTATGTTTGATTTGATCCATACAGTGGTGCACGAAAATGCTCACATGGCGATTAACGAATTATATGATGTCGATACTATAAGCATGGAAATCAATTTATTAAGCACATCTTTTGTAACTGCTAATACAACCAATATAAAAGGAGAGGAAAGAATAAGTTTCAATGAAATGCAATCAATGAACGAAATTATAGGATATAACGTGGGGATGTTAACCCAAGCAATAATTGTTAGTGTTGGTTTAATATCTTTAGCTTATTTGTTGAGTAAATAGAAACATTTATATATAACCTATATATACTATATTATTAGGTGATACAAATGATTAAATATAACGAATATTGCAAATGGAATCAGAATTCTTACGGTTCAGCAATCAGGGTTAAAAAAAACCTAATTAGGACTATATTAGTAACTTTAGGAATTATTGTTCCAGTTATTGTTCCAGTGCCATTAATGGTGTATATTGCATCCAAAATCAAATCTGATGTAATATACAGATATTGAAATAATACGTTTTTTCTAACGTATCACCTTGAGTTGAAGGGAGCCAATCCCTTCAACTCTACCCTAAAATAAACGAGGAAACCAAAAATGACAGAAGAACACAACACATTCGCCAAAATGGTGAAAGACAAAGCAATACCAGAAGAAAATATCAACCAACAAGAATTAATTACTTCTGGAGAAATTGACTTAACAGATTTCTCCGACTCCGCTGTGGGAGACAAAAAGAAATATGAACGACCTGATTTAAAGGATAAATCAGACATTGTTGAAAAGTTTCAAGTGTTTACACCGGATATTAACAAGGAAACACCAAAGGAAACACAAAACGGTGGTAAATTCTATTGGCCTGTTACTATGATTCTAACATACGAATCAAAAAATGCTGATGGGTTAAATAATAGAGAATATATTCCTGGCGCAAGAGTTTGGCAAAACGACCGGACTGAAACAAATTCTAAGGATATTAACTTCTGGTACGAAGGCGGTGAAACTCAATCCTGCTATCTTTGGGAATTAGTGGCGAAAAAACTGGCTATTGCACCAAAAGAAATGTCTCCAAGACAATTCTCAGCGTTCTTGAATAGTAAACCTAAAGTACAGATAATTGGGTTTAAAACTAAAAACTATAACGCACCTGCAGGTAGCCCGAAACATATTTTTAAAAATATGCCTGGAGAATTTATTTAATTTTTTTTTATTTTTTAAATGGAGGTAAAAAATGGATATTTTAGATGAATTTAATTTCTCTTACTCAACTTATGACACTTATAAAAAATCCCAACTTTGGTTTTATTTTATGAAAATTCTTAAAGCGGATGAATCCGATGAAGGCATCCAAGTTTATGGAGACGCTGGAAACGTGGTGCATAATGCTGGCGAAGATTGGTGGAATGACCATTCTATTTCTTTTGATTTATACTGGGATAAATATAAAATAGACGAAAAACGAGGCATTAAAGGGCATAAATTAAATAGAGAAAATTATTTCGCTATGTATTACAAATTAAAAGAATACATGAATGTTATTGAATACGATAAAGCACAAACAGAATTAAAAATTGATAAAGAATTTTTAGGTTTAAAATTTAAAGCATTTATCGATTTATACACTGAAATAGGATCAGATATTATTGTTATTTATGATTGGAAAACGAATTCTAAAAATACTTATGAAATGCACAAACCCCAACGATTAATTTATTCTTGGTTGATTTGGAAAATAAAAGGAATTATCCCCCTTTGTAAATGGGTATATTTGAAAAACTTAACTATTCATAATGATTGGTTTACAGTTGATGAATTGTTAGAGTTTGAAAAGGAAATATTACAATTTAAAAAAGAAATTGCGGAAAAAGGCAACGATATTAAAAATTATGAGGCTGGCGATTGGAAAATACCTTTTAATAAATATTATACTTTATGTAGGGAAGAAGTTGAAAGACGACACGATCAAACAGAAATGGAAGTTCATATATCAATAAAAGGGCATTATTGTTTTTTCGAGGGAGATTTAAATTCTCATCTTGAACAAGGTATTGACAACGAAACTAAGTTTGATCTACCAAATAAATTCTGGATGCAGGAAGCGGTGAAAAAGAAAGCCAGAGGTTTTATTGATGTTGCAGATATCGGAACAGTTCATTTATATAACAAAAAATTTAAATGTTTTCCATTCGGATTAAAAAATAAAATCACTAAAATATGCCATGATTTTGCAGAATATTATAAAAAGAAAATGGTTATTTTTTGGCACGATAAACGAGATGCAACTGTATTAAATCGGATGTTAAATGTTATGCCTGAAAAATTAAACGGTAAAATTCTTAGAGATTACCAAAAAGATGCAGTCTATAAATTTTTTAAAAAAGGTAATGGTATAATTAAAATCGCGACGGGGGGCGGTAAAACTTTAGTGGCTGCGGAAATAATCAGACAGGCAGATTGCAGAACCCTTTGGATTATTGATCGAAAAGAATTATTGACTCAAACAAAAAACGAATTACAGAAATTATTAGGAATGGAAATCGGAGAAATATCCGGAACTACTTTCGACGTTAAAGTTGTTACTATCGCAACAATTCAATCCCTTAATTCTAGGATAAAAAATTTACAGGAATTTTTTTATATAATTAATTTTGTTTGTGTTGATGAATTTCATAAAAGTGCAGCGGAATCATACCAACGAGTTTTTGCAAAAATACCAAACGCAAAATATAAATTAGGTCTTACAGCAACACCTGCACGAGATGATGGGAAAGCTCCGATTTTATTTAGTATTTTAGGCGATGTTATTATTAATGTTAGTACCACCGATTTAATTGAATGGGGTTATTTAGTAAAACCTACTATCGAATTTCACGAGATGCCATTCTTCGCGTTTGGAAAAGAAACATACCCACAAGATTATAAAATCAATATTGTTGAGAATGAAAAACGAAATTTAAAAATATTAGAAATTATCAGAAAAAATTCTAATAAAAAAATATTGATATTAACTAAATTAGTTTCTCATGGTAAAGAATTGGCGACAGCGATTAATTGCGATCATATACACGGTTCTACTAATGACGTGAAAAGATCACAAATTTATAGCGATTTTTGCAATGGCAAGAATAACGTATTAATAGGTACTGCTAATATATTCGCTGAAGGAATCGATATTCCAAATTTAGATATTATTATCAATGCAAGTGCTAATAAAGGCGACACAAAAAGCGTTCAGATTTTAGGAAGAGTGTTAAGAATTTTTAAAAATAAAAACTCCGCATTATATATTGACTTCTTGGACTCTGGGAAACATACCCGAAGCCATAGTAACGCTAGAATAAAATCGTTTCAAGAACAAGGGCATGAAGTTATAATAAAATAAAAAGTTTTATATATAAGTTATATATTATAAATATAGGTGATATAAATGGTAACAGAAGAAATAAAATTGAATGCTATAATTATTAGGCAAAAGAAAGAAATTGATTACTTAAAAAATCTTTTAGTTCTTAAAGGAGAAGAGAATGAAGTATTAAGTAAATGGATTAATGATTCAACTTTTAATCTAAGAAAATGAAAGAGATTTGGGATTTTCGAGGGATTCGGTCAATGGTTGAATTACAAAAACAATTAGCTTTTATTAATGAAACTCATGGTAAAGAAGTTAAATATGCATTCTTTGATGAAGAATTTATTTGTAATCTTAGAAATGAATTACAAAGAACAATTCCTTCTGAGATATATACAGTTTGTGATATAGAAAGAGTAAAATTATTAAGGTGATATAAATGGCAACAGAAAAACAAAATAAACATTACGCAAAATGTATGAATAGTTTAAAAAAACTATTCGAATATTTACCAGACAAAAACGAAGATGATAAAATACCTTCGGATAAATTAATTGGGTATTTAGATAAAACAGGGGTTTTAATGATTATCCCTAAAACCTATTTCTTAAAAACGAAATTATTACAAGATTTTCAAATGACTGAAAGTAAAATGCCAGATTTAAAATTTAATGGGAACGCAGGCGGTATTTATCAAATTAGTTTTTTAAATATGATAATGCCATTATTAAAAAACACATCATCAGAAGCGTTTAGAATTTCTTGTTGTGAAGAATACCCAATGATCTTGGAAGTTGCAGAAGTAAAAATAATAATAGCACCGTATAATAATAAGGACTGGGAATAATGCAACAATATAAAGCAATAAGGAAAGATAATAATAAAGAAATAAAAGGATATTTCTGGAAATCTCCGAAATCAGAATATAATGCAAGTTTTATAATTGAAACATATATTTCTGGACCACCATCACGTGGATGTAATGCAAAAATGGCAACACGAAGCGTTGAAATTTTACCAGAAACAATTAAAGAAATATAGGTGATACGAGAAAATGATTAATTTAGAAAATATAAAAAAAAGTTGTTTGGTTGTAGACATTGAAACTTCTGCTCAATATCCAGACGGTGAAGTAATTAATATATCAACCCACTTTGAAGACTACGTTAAATATGCAAGGGTTAAATGGCTTGGGATGTATTCGTACAAATTCGATGAATATACAGAAGTTAATATATTAACAACCGATAAAGATGTAATAAAAGAATATATTGAAAAACATAATATTCTTATCGGATTTAATTCTGAGGAGTTCGATATTCCTATTATGTATAACAATGGTTTAATGCCACAAAAATTATTGATGCAAGTTGATTGCTTGGTCACTCTTGGAGATCGGACTTTCACTCGGCACGATGGTTTACCGTTTAAAGCTCGTGGCCAATTAATGGGTTACAAATTTAAATCTAATTCTTTAAAAAATATTGCAATAGGAATGGAACTTGAAACCTTGAAAGGCGATATTGATTATATGATATTTCTAAAAAATATTTGGAACGAGGAAGAAACCCAAGAAATTAAAAAATATTTAAGGGGCGATGTTGCAGCTACTAAACAAATGTTCGATAAATTATGGGATTTCTGGCTGCCATTCGCTGATTATATTGACGATGCCAGTGTTAAAAAATTAATCTGGATTAAAAGTAGTGTTGCATCATTAACTTATACAGCAGCGTGTCACACTTTGGGAGTTGAACCAACTTATGGTGAGAAATCCAATAAACCACAAGAACAAATGGGTGGGAGAGTATTGCAACCGAAATATGAAGAAGCCAGAAAAGTTTGGTATGTAGATTTCGCTTCATTGTATCCACATATTTATGCTATGTTTAATTTGTTCGCTGAGTTAGATAATGATGGTGTAAATGGTTGTGCTGAATTAGACAGACCAATTTTTCATGGTAACGAATTATTCAAAGTAAAAGGTCATTACGATATTTCAGGGCAACACCCTTTATCAAAAGATGTAGCGGATAAAATTAAAACTAGAATTCAATTAAGAAAAGAAGACCCTAAAAACCCTCTTATTTATATGTATAAAATCTTTTTAAATAGTTTATATGGTGCTCAAAGAAGCGAGATATTTGAGCAAATACACACACCAAACGGTGGTTGGGATTGTTGTTGGTTGGGGCAACAAATTAACAAATATACCGAAGATAGAATGAAAGATTTCGGTTTTGAAACTATTGCAGGTGATACTGATTCGATTTTTGTTGTATATAAAGGAACAAGACAAGTATTAACACAGTTTGGATATGAAGAAGAAAATTTAGTTAAACATTGTCTTAAAACTATTGTTGATGAGATTAAAGCAAATGTTCCTTTCCCATGTGAAACTTTCGATATTGATATTGAACAATATATCGAGTATGCTATGTGGCCGCATGATATGCAACCAATTCAAGGTGAGGACGGAAAGAATTTAAAAAACGAAAAAGGGCGATTAATAAAAAAGTTACAAGGTAAGAAAAAGAATTATGTTTATATCTATACGAAAGATAATAAACCGAAATTAAAAATAATGGGATTACCGATTAAAAAAGATAATTCGACAGTTCTTGCTCCAAGAATTTTAAAAGAAGTTTTAGAACCGTTATTTTTAAAAAATATGTCTGCGAAAATTTCAGAGGAAGAAATGAATAATATAATGCACGAATATTTAAACAAACCTGATGCCATGAAAGGATTTATAAGAGAGTTTAAAGTCAAACCTGATGATTCGTATAAACCTAATAAAGACGGAACACCTTCAAACAATATATACGCCCAGATCAGTCGATGCTATTTTGGCGGTCAGGCAGGTGTTATCGGATTGATTAAAAATAAAAAAATAGGTAATACAGGGAAGACTTCGAAATATTGTACTTGGGAAGAAGCAATCGAAGAATGTTTAAGGATTGAAGATGTTGATTTAGTGAAATTTAAAAATGAATTAAAACCGTTTATTAAAAATGAGGTGGTATAAAAATGAATGAAAAAAAGAAAATCACAAAAGGATGGGGCATTGCAAGTTTAGTTTTAGGAATATTAGGATTGCTTGGAATGTTATTGCCATATATCGCTATTGTTTTCTCAATATTAGCGGTTGTCTTTTTTGGGATTCAAAAAAGATATAAACCAACTGGCTGTGGAACTGCAGGTTTAATAATTGGAATTATAGGAATAGTTGCAAATTGTATAATATTATTATTTATGATTATAGTAATATTTGCCGCAGGTATGATTTAATGAAATCTTTTAAACCGATGTTGGCAATAGATGCTTCAAAAACTTTGGATAATATAAGTTATCCAAAGTTTGCATCAAAAAAACTGGATGGTATCCGGTGCATATTTCATCCGACTTTAGGAATGGTTTCTAGAAGTTTGAAACAAATTCAAAATCAACAACTACAAAAAAAGTTTGAAAAGTTAAAAAAATTTTCAGTTGATCATAATATAATAATAGATGGTGAATTATACGATCATGGTTTAACTTTCCAAGAAATAAGCCGGGCTGTAATGACTTATAACTTTGAAGATATTAGAACGGTAAAAAATATTGCGAAAGAATTAAAGGTTTCTGATGAAGATGTAAAAGAATATTTAAAGGATTTACATAGAAATTTAAAATTTCATATCTTCGATGTTGACTCTGGGATTGATTTGTATTATAAAGATAAAACCCCGATATTAAAAAAAATAATCGAACTTGATAATGTTGTTGAAGTAAAAAATATTACAGTTGAATCTGCTTTAACAGTGAACGAAATTTTTTTGGATGCATTAGATGATGGGTATGAAGGTATAATGTTGAGAGATCCATGTTCAAAATATAAATATGGAAGATCAACATTAAAACAAGAATGGTTATTAAAAGTAAAACCTTTTGAAACTTTCGACTCAAAAATTATAGCGGTTAAACAAGCAACTAAAGTTAATCCAAACGCTGATAAAAAAATAAATAAACTAGGGCGAAGTGTTACCAGTCGAAAAAAAGACGATAGAATCGAAATCGAGAAAGCCGCAGCTTTCGTTGTTAAATATAAATCTCATTTATTAAAGGTTTCAATTGCTTTACCTGATAAAGAAAAAGAAAAGATCTGGAAAAATAAAGATTCTTATATTGATAAGATGATAGAATATAAAGGTTTAATGATTGGATCAAAAAATGTTCCCAGGCATCCTGTGTTCGTCAGGTTTCGAGACGATAGAAATTGATTAAATGCAAATGTGGAGCAATTAAATTTTTTATTTCCGATAAAGAATGGGAAACAGACCAACAGTATTTGGTCTGTGATAATTGCGGAAAGGTTTTTACTTTACATTTACATGATTACTGGCTGAATCGTGGTTATACACATAAAGAAATTAATAAAAAGAGGGTTGTATTAAAATGATGTGGGAAAATGTTCCGGAAAGTATTTCTGAGTTTACTGGGTTTGTATATATTATTATTAATAAGGTAAACCAAAAATATTACATCGGGCAAAAGAAATATTGGTTTAAGAAGAAATTAAAGCCGTTGAAGGGTAAAAAACAAAACAGGCATAAAGTGGTTGAGTCTGATTGGAAGACTTACTACGGGAGCAGTATCGACCTTCAAAACGATGTTAAACAATATACACAAAAAAACTTCAACCGGAAAATTTTATTGAATTGTAAAACAAAGGCGTGGATGAATTACTTTGAGGCAAAATTACAATTTGATTACAATGTTTTATACGATTCAAATTCATATAACGGCATAATTAATTGCAGAATCGGCAAAAATCAACTGAATTTCAAGAAATTATAGAAACATTTATATATAACCTATATATACTATATATTAAGGTGATATGAAATGAAAACAATAATAACATATGATATAAATTATAGGGATGAAAGATACCCTACAAAAGATATAGACAACGACTTAGAAATGGAATACCAGATGGAAAGGTGGTACAAATGAATTACCCATACTATGATGAAACATTGGAGGCTACAATTAGCCTTTGTCCAAATTGTAAAACAGAATTCTCATGCGATTGTGAATTCTGTACAGAATCTTGTAACAAAGAATATAAAACTTTAGAGGGTTTTTAAAATGAAACCTAACCAATTAAACATGGGATTAACTCATAAAGGATGGCAAGAATTCGAAGAACTGTTGGCAAGGGCTAACAGGGAACAATTGAAAAAGATGCAAGAAAAGTTAAATAAAAAAATTATTTAACTTTTTAAAATATCGAAAAACCCTTGGTTAGAAATTAAATAACCATATTGGGCTTTTTTATATTTTATTGCTCTTTCTAATTGATCATGGGCTTTATTATAATTTCTTGAAGTGTAATTACATTTAATTTCGTAATAAATATTATTACATAATAAATCCATTTCTCCGAAATCGTATTCTTTATGGGTTTCTACTTCTAACCCTTGACTTATTAATAATTCTTTGCAAATATCAACCAATGTATCGTGTTTTTTCAAAGAACCATCTCCCTTCATTGTCCTTGTAATAATTTCCAAAGGGCGTTTATTCCTATTGAACTAATCACAACGATAATCGGTTTAAATTCTCCCCAATTTATTAAAGGTATAATATCAGTTACATAAGTTAATAATGCTCCTGCTGATGCAATCCCTGCCCCTTTTAAGATTTTAATAATATCTTCTTTATTAAATTCGTATTGACGACTTGGGTGTAATATTTTTATAGTCATTTTATATCCTCACATAATATGGCTTCCAGTTTAACACTTTTTTATTTGTTAATTTATAAATTTCTCCGGTTTGCGGTTCAATATATGCCCAGTTAAATTTTTTATTTGCATAATACACATAAAAGTTTAATGCGTGGGCTGTAGTTTTTGAAGTTTTAACCCAGATTGTGCCAATTGCTTGGGTTGGGTAAATCCATTTACAAATTCCCATGAATAAATCCGAGAAATTATCACAATCCCTTCTTTTTGTCCATTTAACAACTTTAAAAATCCAGTAAGACAAAGATCTTTTAATTGATTTTGTGGTTGTAGTGTTATATTGTGCATCCCCAGCGAAGAAATCTACATTTTTTGGAAACATATTTTTTATTTTCTGTCTGCCAATTACCGGCATCGTTTCTAACTTAAAAAAATTTTTAATTTTGGTTATGATTTTCATTTTAATAGTATGTTATATCTCCTAATCTTGGATTTCGACCATCGGATAAATCAATTGTTAAATCGTAACTGATTCCAATAGAACCAGTTCCACCATCAACTAAACCTTGAATCTCCACTTTATCTATTCGTTTTGATGATGAATAACTTCCTTTTCTTATGAGTAATTGACTAACACTTGTATTAGTAAAAAGTGTTAATGTATCAGTTGAGGCATCATCAAAAGTTATTAATAATTGAGCTGCACCATTTGCAGAAGATGAAGTGAAAAAATATATATTATAAGTAAAATTATAAGCAAACAAAGCTGAATCAGCTGAAATATCAGATTCAAACATTGTTGTGTAACTCGCTGTTGTTGCAGCTATGGTACTGTCTAGTGCTTCCAAATATACTTTTTTATTTACTACTGCGTCGAATGTGTCGTTTAAATCTGTATGTGAAAGAACTTCACCGTTAGTCCAATCAGTTCCTCCTAAATCTGTGTTTTTTATTGCCATATTTTATAAAAATCTATCAACAGCAACAAATGCAAATTCGTCTGTCCTGCTTTTCGATTCTCCTCCTGTTGTATCTTCACTCATTATTAAAGGGGTTGTATCTTCATTGAAAGTCCCATGTCCGTCAATATTAAATCCGTTTGCTTGGGTTGCTGTTAGTACCCCTCTTGTTGTCATACTTAATGCGTTTAAATCTATTGCTGGGTATCCTGATTCTAAATTTTTAACTGTGTCGGATGCTTCCCATTGTCGTAATAAATCAAAAATTATATCTCCTGCAATAAACGTACTACTTGCAGAACCTGTTACTATTTGAATTCTAAACCATAATAACGTACCGGATGGTGATCCCATTTTTGGCATTGTTGAAACAATGCCAGAATCAGTTATAAATTGCCATCCAATGATTAAATTATTAGTATGAATAGATATATAATAATAATTTGCAGAATTATTACCCATGAAAATTGTAACAGCGTTTGCTGATGAATTTACAACTTTATCCAAAGTTGTCTGGTCTTTAATGTAAAGCCATAACCCAACGTATTTTGTTGAATCAATACCATTTCCAGCAGAAGATAAATCAGCAATTTCCCATACTTTTTGACCGTATGAACCATTAGCGATTAAATTTTGAGCGGTGTCGTCTGTGTTTCCTGCTCCTTCTTTATATGTTGTAGTGTTCGCTGTTGAATTATCACCACCACCTGACCCAATCATTGTATTACTGCCGTCATCATTAGTAGTTCCGTCAGAAATAGGAATAACTGAATCTAAATCAGTTTTTGAAATTGTAGGAGTTCCGTTATTAATACCAACTTTAAATTGACTTGGTGGTAAATACTGAGTAGCACTTAAACTTCCGGTTGCTGTGAATCCTCTATATAATAATGATTTCTTTTGATTAGTTTTCGTTGTAGATCCGCTTGCCATTTTATTCCTCTAAAAATATTTTAATTCCGGGAGTGTCTAATTCTCCATAGGTACCTTCAATAGTTTCAATGTTTGCTGTGGTTGTATTATCTTCAGTAAATCTTATTTTTACTCCTGCAATTGTTGAAGTTGTGAAAGTCGTTCTTAATCCTAAGGTTACAGTTTCCCAAGTTGAACCACCATCGCCTGATATTTCTGTTAATATTGTTCCGGTTACTGTTCCTAAAGTTACTGTGTAATAAGTATAAGCAGTTCCAAGGGTTATTAAATCAGTAGTTCTTGATTGCCCGCTTGTGAAACATAATTCTTTATTCGTGGTGTTCCATGTTGCTGTCCCTGTCCCATCGAATGTTGTATCTGTAAAAAATTCTTTATAAGTATTATTACCTTGCACAATTTGAATAGTTGAAAAAGTCGCCCCTCCATCGCCAAGTTCACTAGTGCCCAATATTCCATAAAGATTAGAATTTAAAACGTAACCGTTTGATACGTCTCGACTTTCTAAATAAGAAAATCTTCTTTCATATAAATATGATCTTGCGAATTTTATTAGATGTAATAATATTCCAACTAAACCTGTATCAGTGGTTTCTAATGCGTTCAATCTTTCTTCTATTGTTTGAAATAATTCAGAAATATTAATTTTATTCGTTCCAATTTCAATACTATCAACCGGATCCGGATAATTTAAAACCCTTTTATATACAATATAATTTCCGTTTTTCTTGGGGTTGTTTGCGTCTTGAACATTAACAATATTACCAACTTTAACATCGTAAGCATCTGTTAATAAAGTTGTATTAACTGCCCCAAATTCTAAGATCTCGATTAATTGTCCGGCTCTAGTTTCTGCATCTTGAATTGTAACCACATCATCAAAAGTAAAATGTTCCTCCTGTGTAATTCCATATAATGCTTTTGAAGTTGGACTGTCAGCAACAACTGGTGTTGGTACTCTAGTTTGATATTTCATAACTATTGCGTGAGCTGCTGGAGGAGATACAAAAGTATAAGTTTTTTGTTGTTGATCTACTGAATAATCGAAAGACTCAGCGCTATCAACAACCCCTCTTTTTTGTAATACCCCATTGACTGTGCATTCTGTCGCTTCTGGTGTATATGTAAAACCCCAAGTCGTTTCTACTGTATCGCCTATTTCGTTTTCTTCTCGGGTATCCAAAGAATAAACTCCGTCAATAGTAATTTCGTTTCTCATTCCTTCGATATCTTCTTGCCATCGGGGAGCATTTAAAATATTTTCACCAACTATTAAAGAAGTTCCGTAAGTTTCAAATCCTTTCGGCTGAAACATAATTTTATTAGCGTCATAATCTTGGTATAATATCCAGTCTAATATTTTAGAAATTAAATTTAATCTGTTTAACCTTGATTTCTTTTCAGAAATAAATTTATCAGTAGTTATATCTGTCGTTGCTGTTCCTGAATCTTCAACGTCAGCTGTAAAACCGCCGTTTTCAATTATATCTTTTGCTATTGCTGAGTATTCTCCTGCTTCATCATCAATATTTTTATCATAAGATTTAGTAAATATTTTATATTTTAATTCGTTTAAATTATCTTTACAGGTTAAAGTGTATCTATCGTTTGCAGTTGTAATATCTTTTACTCTTCCTCGAAATTCATATTTAGTTACTCCGCTTGGTAGTACTCTTGAAATAACTATTGTCATCCCTGCGGTTGGAACTATTGTTTCATCCACATTAAAAGAAACCGCAAGAGTTGAAGTGTTACCGTTTAAATTCCCATATTGATGTTCTACTTTTGTGGTTGGTAATACATACGAAACTATTTCAGTACTATCTAATAAAAAACTCCATGTTAAATTTTCAACCATTTAATCTTCCTTAAGTTAATGAAACTGTTTCTTTCATTAATAATGTATATAAAATTCTATTCGGATCATTAATTGATCGAACCCATGACCAATCAACAGCATCAACTGAATAATCAAACCCAAATGAATCATAAAAAGTTTTTGAAGTTTGAATTTTTGCGTTCACCCATTCTTCCATGTCATAAACGAAATCTTTTAACTTCTGGTTATCAGTTACACCTGTAAAACCTGTTCCATCGTGTGCACCTTGTAAAATTATAATCCTTTGCTTTCCTAATACGTTTAAAGATAACCGACCATCAGCCCCAGTAAACGGAATTGATTGCTCGAAAAATTTTACAGTAATTTGATTTTGTTCACTAAAAATACTGCCTAAATTTTTACTTCCTGTAAATATGCTTAAAGTTGGTTTTTGTGCTGCCATTTTATCTTTTAAATATACCTAAATCTATAAAACTCATTGGGAATTGTAATAAATTTTGTTCTTGGAAAGTATCTCTCACCGCATCTTGTTGAGAAACTCTATTCAATGCAGCTTCTGAACTTTGCCCATTAAGTAATTTTTCAAAAGGTGATCTGTAATCTTGGGATGGTTGTGACATTGGTCTATAATCTGAACTTTGTTTTAAACCGAATTCCTCAACGAAAGGCGATACTGTTTGTTGTTCTGCAGATATAGTTGCTTCACTCTTGTCGCCTTTTAATTTTTCTAGTTTTTCTAATTCTGCAGCATTAATATCTTTTAAAACTTGTAAATGTAAAGCACTTTCTTTATTTATACTGTCAGCTGTAATATTGCCTAAATAAATAAAATCCAAATATTTATCTTGTTCACCGTTTATTTTATCCAAAATCCCGTCTTGTTTGTCTAACCTGTCAATAATTTTACCTTTGGAATTTACTATACCCATTTCTTTAGCTTCTTCCATTGTCAAGAGTTTTAAAATCTCTCCAGTTTTATTGTCTAAAACAGATACTCTTTCTTCGCCTTCTGTTGTTAATACTTTATCAAATTCCAGTCTTGATTGATCTTTTACTATATCAGACGCAACATCTTTTGCTATTCCAAAAAGGGATGCCAACCCACCGACTGTTCCTAGTACAGCACCAAGACCTCCAGATAAAAGAGATTTTGCAGCATTGCCAATTGGTGCACCAATTGACATTGCCCCCTTACCGCCGCCTAATCCGCCGCCTAATCCTGCACTGGATAATTTAAAAGCTTTGGAAAATAACGCGTTTAATCCTTTGAACTCTTTTAATAAATCTTTCAAAACATCTACGCCTTTAGATGAACCACTAACAGTAGATTCATCGTTACTTCCATTAATTTTTATTTTGGCTGCGATTACATCAGGCATTTATTTAACTCCGAATTTTTGTTTAACATTACTTAATTGATTTTCAAATACTTTTTTATCAGCTAATGAAAATAAATTTTCTTCTGTTTCTTCAATTTTTTCATCTTCAATTATATTATGACGTTTTAAAATTTCTTTGATTTTAGCTTTTAATTTATCACCGTCTTTTAAATCGAGTTTGTTTAGTTTACTGTTTGATAAAACTGTTAATTTTTTTTCCCATAAATCGAAAAATAAATTATTATTTAAAGTTGTACCGATTATAGTTGATTTAATAAAAATTTTATTTCTCATTCCGTTGGTGATAGGTTTAATATAAACCCTGCCATCCGATAAATCAACAAAATCTGAGTACTCCTTTTTTTCAAAAAACATTATACAGTCCACCATTCAATTGGTACGTTCCCTTTTCCAAGTCTACCTGTTCCGTTGAAAGTTGCTAATACTAACCCACCGCCTAAGGCAGTAGTTTTAACTGTATCATCCAAAGAACATTGATCTAACCATAATGTTGAATATTTTGAACCGTTGATAAATTCAATTTTAAATTCTAAATCAGAAGTTGGCGATATTGTTGTGCTTCCGTCTTCTGGTGTTAATGCTCCTACATAAAAATTAGTATATAATGTTGCTTGCAATGCCTGAGCCATTATTACAGTTATTGAAAATTTATAATCTCTTGCACCGAGTTTTGGAGTATTAATAAATCTACCTTCAATACTTCGTGTATCAGTTATTAATCCGTTATTATATGAAATGTTAAAACTTCTAATACCAGACAAAGCGGTTGGAGTGGCCCCCCATTTCCAAGTTCCGTTAATCATAATAAAAGAATTACCTGTGTTCGGTGTATAAGTTTCATGTGTTTCTCTTTGTAAATCATGTCGACCAATCCACTTACCTTCGCATTTTAATTTTCCGCCGAGTTCTCCGCTTAAAGTAAATTCTGTTCCTGTGCATCCAATCGCTACATCTACGGAATCAGTTGCTTCTGTATCGTTTAATCTTTCTATGCTGAAAGGTTGTAAAGCAGTAGTTGTAAACGCAACGCTTGTTGCTTCTGTTATTATATAATGATCTCCAGCAGTACCTGCTCCAGATTTGGGACCAATCCAATGTTTTAATATATCGAAATCAACCACATCAAAAGCGAGACTCCCGGTTACATCATAAGGACCAAGATAAGAAGCAACTGCGTTTAATCCTTCGCCCATTCCTCTGTCGTATATAATATTGTTTTTGCTTTCTATTGTGCAACTTTGACATCTTGCTAATTCGTTATAACTTGTTCCTTCAGTTTGAAGTGCAGATGTTTGTCCTGCGTATTGAACTTTTGTAAATTGTGTTGATTGACTCATTGTTTACCTCTATGAATATTCTATATTATGCGGTGCTAAATAATCTATATTTCTCATTTTTATATTGTTTTTAATGTTACCAAAATAACCTAAGGCTCCAGTTGTTAATCTTTGAGTATATCTTAAATAATAAAATAATTTATGATTTGCAATTAATGCTGTCCTTACATCTTTTAATTTGTTATCTATGTTAGTAATATTATCATCAAAAACAATAACAGAAAAAGAAAGGGTTGTATCTTTTGAAGTACCGTCCAATTCATTTTCAACGGAATTATCTCCTATTATATCTATACACATTCTCGGAAACGATTCCGGGTTTAAATCTACTCTTGGAAAATCTGGAAATATAATATCAGAACCATAATCATAAGAAATATTATAAGCTCCGGTTTGTGCTGCTGTGAAAGTAATTTTTGTTTTTATTGTAGTATCTAAAAAATCATAATCAACTGTATAATCAGTTCCGAATGTTATTGGTGAACCGCCAACAGTGATACTTCGAATGTTTTTTATATTAGTGACTGCGATTAAATGTGTTGAAGTACTTGAAAAAGTTCCGGTGTCCTGTGCTGTTGAAACATTTCTTTCGGTGGTTGAAAATATATCAGCGTTTCTTAAAAACACAATTAATTCTTCTTTTATTTCGTTATAATCTATTATTGTCGTCATGAAAAAGTCAACTCCACATTAGCACCGTTTAAAAATCTTGATGCACCATCGTGTAATATTTCGGGTAATTTATGATATAATGTATTTCTAATGAATGGCATTGTTTGCCCTGAACCGCCACGTTTTCTTAATGCTTCCCAGTCTGTCACTGGATCATCTGGATCATGTGGTCCATGTGCATTAATCATTTTTGCAGTTCCGTATTCAACTAATAAACCATAATCAACCATTTTAATTACCATTTCACCGTTAATAAATAATACGTTTATACTTCCTTTTAATCTTCCTTTATCAACTGGAACAACTTTTATTATCTCTGCTTCCAATCTAAATCTTACATAATTTAAAAATTTTAATAAGGTCATATTTTTACGCAATCACATCTGTAATATATTTGCGTTGCTCCTAATGTCCGTAATACTGGGGTTTTAAAAACTCTAAAGTCTTCATTGTTATAAGTTATTTTATCGTTTTTATTTATTGTGATTGTAGTTTTAACTAAGAGAATTGCATCGGCTCCTTCAATAAAACCTGCTTTACTTGGGTTTATAGAATCAGTTCTACGGTGGAAATCACCTTTAAAATTTATTGGAGTTCCATCTGTTAAGGTGGTGTCTCCTGTGATGTTTGAAGTTGTTTTTGTGACCGGAGTTCTAATTAAATCTTTTGAAAAGAAATCTATTCCATTATCTATCGGGGTTCTTGATATTACCATTGTTGCAACCGCTTGGTTTATTTTATACTTACACTTGTAAGTTAATTAATTTATTATGAAGGTATTATATAAATACCACTAAAAATTTATTTAGAAATCGCTTTTTGTCTTGCTTGTTTTGCTTCTTCTTCTGTTTTGAACATACCTAAGTGTTTTTCTTTACCATTAACACTGATGTATGCTTTCCATCTGTTATTATGTTTATCAAAACAATAACCTTTTCCTTTTTTATGTAATAAATTATAACAACTGCAACATAATGCCATAAGATTATCTAATTTATTGTTATCTCTGTTTTTATCTATATGGTGAATATGTATATTTTTTTCTGATCCACATTTTTCACATAATATATTTTTAATGGATTTTGCGTAAATACTTCTGTAAGTTCTTTTTCCACCTTTCCAATTTGGATGTTTTTCTCCTAAATTTTCGCCTTTCTTAAATTCTGTGGCTGGACTAAAATGTTGTCCTTTTCTCCAAGCTGTTGAAGGTGGATTTTTTTTAATACCTTCACTGATATTTTTTCTCCATTCTTCTGAAAGTTTTTTTCCACGTCTTGCTCGTTTACAACACATTTGACTGCAGTATTTTACCCTTTCTAAACATGGAGGTGTATAAAATCCTTTTCCACAATGTATACATTCTTTATTATTATGTTTCATACTGAATGGAAATATAAAACTCTATATTAATGTTTGTATTTTACACACAATCAAAGTTACTTCCTAACTCCAATGATATTGCCTCAATACGTTTTTTCATTTGGTCAATTGATTCTCTGATATTAACGTACACCTGTCCAATACTTACAGATCCCTCTGGAAAACTATAAGTACTAATATCTTTGTAAGAACCACCGGAGATATTAACCAACGCCATCATGCCTGTTATATAAGATGCCAGTTCTTGAATCAATACTGGGACACTATCATAACCATGAACCATTGTCACTTGAATGTTTGCTTTACCGTTTGGTATTGTTGTGTTAATTAATAACCTTGATTCTTGGAAATCATCGTCAGTAAATATTCTATATTGATCTGAATCAAGGGTTGTATCTGTGTTTCCTGATCTATCTAAAAATAATACAGAAGTTATTGAACTAACACCTGCATATTTTAAAGTGTATTCTGGGTACTCTTCGATTTGTTCACCGTATGGTTTATCTGTTTGAGGGTATCCTGATCTATAACCGTCAAAATATTGTACCGATGTTTTTGGATCTCCCCAATAATTACCTGTTATTTTATCAACTTCGGCTTGTGCCATTGGGAGATAAGTTAATAATACTGTGTTGGATTGTTTAGGGGAATAAGTATAATCAATATAAATTACTTTTGCATTAACTTTTGTAACTCCTGCGGATGTCAATAAAATTCTTCCGTCGTCTTTGGAGATACTATAATCATCCGTTTCAATTAATGCTGTTAAACTATTACTATCTGCATCCCCATATGATATAGTATAAGAAGTTGCCAATATATTTCCAAAAGCTGTATCGTAAGAATCCTCAACATTATCACCAGTTCCAAGGTTTTCCTTTTCAACTGCAACTCCAATACCTGCGTATCGTGCAGCTTGTAAAGTTGTGTTATAATAATCTAAATCCGGCAATGAAGTTCCTTTTATTACTGATATTGTTTCGGATGCAGTTGCCGATTTGCTTTCAACTGTTCCTGCATATGCTACTGAATAATTTCCAATATAAGCAGTTGCACTGATTGTCCAAGTATAATAATATTGTCCAGTTGTTCCGCTTACTAATGTCATAGCCTCAGCATTAACATCAACAACAGTTCCATCTTTAATATGTGTAATTGTAATTGTCGGACTCGTTGCTGCGGTTTCTACTCCTTCCACGTTTTGAAACGTAACAAATAAAACTGTGTCTGTGCCTTGCTGTGCTATTACCATTTTATAAACCTAATTCTGTTTTAATATTATCATATTCTACTTCTGTGTTACCATCAAAAGGCGTTGCGTGTGCTAAAAATACTTCTGTTGACCATTCTCCGCATACAATATATTTATCGTCTTCTTCATTGTAAGTCGCTTTATATATTATATCTTCTTCCAATTTATAATATCTGTTTCCTATTTTTTTATATTCCATTTTAAAAATTACTCCCGAATAATAATGCGTTATTTGTTGGTGTTGCACTGAAAGGATATTGATTACCTGCTCCACTGTTATAAAGTTCTGTTACTTCACTAGATGATATTGCTCTATTCCAAAAACCAACTTCATCGATATCACCAGGTAAAAACCTATCAGGTGTTCCTTTGTTTCTACATCCAATATAATATGAAATTCCTTGCGGTAATGCTCCTGTTTGTGTATAAGTTGTACTTGCTTTTTCATCACTACCATCAATATAAATATTTTGAGTTGTACCATCATAAGTTATAACATAATGATGCCAATCTCCATCGTTCCAACCAGTTGTACTTAAAACTTGGTTTATATCACCAGCATTATTACCACTAATATATAAAGAAGACTGAATATAACTTCCTCTATGATACAAAGCATGCCCTCTTACACCTCCTGAAACTTTATAATTAAATAATAACAAAGTAAAGTCTGTTGTGGATGAAGTTTTTGCCCAAAAAGAGATACTAAAAGCAGCTCTTGAAGTAGGGTTATAATTTGAGTTAATATAATCATTACTCCCATCAAAATTGTAACCTTCATTTATCTTGCCGTAACTTGATCCGTTTGTTGCGCCAGTAACAGTACCATCATTACTACCTGCACTATCAGTTGCATCACCGTCAAATTTATAATACGACACAATTCCATCAATCAAAGCCATTAAATTATATCCTCTTTTTTATCTTCTGTTGTTATATAATTTATCGCTTTAACTTCCTCAAAGGTTTTACAATCTTCAATCTTACCTTTCCAAAAATAAAAATAATTTCTCCATGTTGTGACTGAATCTAATATAATAACATTTTCTTCTTTGGTATAAATGTCGCCACGAGAAGCGTTTATTTGTTTATATAAAGCAGGGTATTTTGGAGTTAAATAACTATTAAGTTCTTCAACCCTCCTAGACTTATACTCATCTAATGCTATATCTAAATATATTATAGTTTTTTCAACGCAATCAGTTTTAATTTTGTAAGTTTGACCTGTTTTAATTTGCCATTGTTTTTGAGGTTTTGAAATTATTTTAACTGGATAATAACCATGTTCAATTTTAAAACTGTCAGGTGCTCGATAAAAACCACTAATATTTTTTAAATTAACTGGACATGCGCCCTCTGAAATTACTTTTTTATCTTGTACTTTTGCATAACTCATTTTAACTAAACTCCAAACTTGTATCTACTACCCAATTTGTTCCATCCCACCAACATACTGCGACATCTATTCCTGAACTTGTTAAAGTTGGAGCGGAACCACCTCTATGGGTTACAGTGCCACTTTCAGCAGCCCATGTTAAAGTTGCTAAACCACCATTAGTAATTTTAATTTTATGGACTGAATCACTTGTTAATGGAGTTTGTAAAGTCATAGTAGCTGTTTTACTACCAGCTGCACCAACTGCATTAAAACCTGCTGTTCTAATATCAATCATAGCTGTGTCATTCATATCAATCCCTAAACTTCCTGCGTTTGTTATATTGATTGAATATGCTGTTGTAGCTTCTGAATCAATATTTAAACCTACCCCATTACCATTTTGATCAATTACAATACCAGCACCAGTTCCGTCTTGTTGTATCAATAAACCATATTGATCATCTCCTGTATTATCTTGTTTTATTAATACAACTGAACCACTAGTATCAACACTTGTTAGATCTCTATAAAATGTATTTGCTGAACCACTATGTCTTGCTAATTGTACATAATTCAAATTACTTGCAGAAGTATAATGGTTTTCTAGTTGCATACTAGAATATAAAGTACTTGCTAAAATATTAACACCTACACCAACATTGCTATGGTGAACTATCTTTAAACTCTTTCCAGAAGTTATTGTATCTATATATAATCCGTCAGCGGTTGTAGCTTGTGAATCAATATTTAAAGCAACACCGTTTCCATCTTGATTAATTAATAAACCGTCACCTGCACCTGCATTTTCTATATTAACTGCATTTCCTGTAGAACTACCATGTCCAACACCAAAAACGTATGATGTAGCAGTATTTTCACCATAACCATAAACATTTATTAAAGAGTTTGAGGTTTGAACACCTCTAGCATATATTAATTGTCCTACTGGTGCATCTGATGTAATATTTAAAGCTATACCATTTCCATTCTGGTCAATAAATAAACCGTTACCTGTTCCATCATTTTGAATTTTTAAAGCTGATTGGTCGTCGCTTGCGTTATCTTGTTCTATGAATAATACTGGTCCTGCGGTTGCTGTACTTGCCAAATCTCTATATAACCAATTACTACCTGTTGTTTGGGTTCTTGGTCTGCCAAATATAGCAATCTCATTATTATCATCACTTTCAAAATCAATTGCGTTAGTTGTTCGAGTATTTGAAAATCTTGATACAATAGACTCAGCATCACCGTTTTGATCAACAAATAAACCATAACCAGTTCCATTATTTTGAATCGTTAAAGCGTTTTGATCGTCGCCTGAATTGTCTTGTTCAATAAACATTACTGGTCCGGCTGTTGATGTACTTGCTAAATTTCTATAATACCAATTTGTTGCAATACTACCACGACCCCAACCAAGATTAGTTATTACTGTTGAAGCCCCATCAAAATTATTATTCAATGAAATCATGTTATCATTTGCTAGACTTGCAGCATGAAATGATTCTTTAGTTGTCCCAGTGTGATTTATACTAATACTATCAACAGCGTCAGAATGATCTACTATTAAACCGCTTGATAAAGTTCCACCGGATAAAGGTAAATGCCCGACACCTCTATAAGCTGTGTTTGCATTTACTACTGAAATATTAACTGTACTATCTTTTATTATTTTTCCTGTTGTACTATTAAATACAACTAAATTTTCATTAATTGCAGAACCCGGACCAACAACATCTCCACTTCCTGAACTAACAGCTTCAAACTCGCTGGTTGTATCTTCATATTTTAAAATCTGTTCATCACTTGGAGCTAAAGAATCATCTACATCTGTTAAATCTTTTAATTCTGATACGTTGGGTTTTGCAATTACCATTTTTATTTAACTACTTTTTTTTTAACTACTTTTTTAACTGGTTTAATTTCTTCTAAACCTTCATTGTTTTTTACAATATGGCTCGGGATGTCAGCTGCCATATTTGGTTCTATTGTTTTCCAAACTTTTTTAATGTATAAATTGATTGTTTTTTCAGTTGTATTTTTCACTTTCATTTTTATTCTCCGACTGTTTTTTCTATTCTATCTAATTGCAAAATAATATGTGTATAATGAGTTTCTATTTTTGTTAATCTATTTTCGTGATTATTTAATATTTTAATAATATCTTTTCTATCTTCTTTGCATTCAATAATATGAATATTATTAGTTTCGATATTTTTTTCAGCTTGAACAGTTAAAGCAACAATGCTAATTAAAGCAGACGTAATTAATAATACAAGACCTATAATAGAAACCCATAGATCAATACTTAATTTACCATTTTCATTATAATAAAATATTTTTTTCATTTCCAACCCGAAAAATTATGTTTAGGCGGAGTTATATCAACCATCTCTCCATCAATCTCAATTTCTTTTTCTGGAAAAAAATTCGTTGTGCAAGTTAATTCGTATAAGTTTAAATCTTCATCACGTTGTGTTTCATACTCAAAAGGTTCATCTTGTGTTTTAACCTTTTTATAACCGTACACAATACCATGTTTATCTGTAACAGTTTTGATCTTTGGAGTTTTGAATGTCATGAATTTTAACATATTATCTATAGCTTCTTTAGTTGCTATACCTTGAAATAATCTTCTATTCTTAACAGGTACACCTACTGGATATACTTGTTCTATACCTAGAGATTTATACACTTCTTTTTGTTCATCTGTCAGTTCAGGTTTAACATCTTCTGACCAATATATTTGATATTTCATTTTATTCTGTCACAGATTTTAATTGTGTATCTGTTAATTCTTTCTTAAATATTTTAACATCTTTAATATTACTAGCAAACACATCATTGTTCCAACTACCTATCTCTAAAGTCTTGTTTGAATGATCTAATGTTTGAGTTTCTACTTCACTTAGTTTCTGTACTCCGTCTTTATAGATTTTAGCATTTACATCTGAACCGTCTTGAATTACTTGAAAAGCATATTTGTTAGGGATTAATTGGTTTAAATCTGCTTTATCTATATAAAATGATCCTCCACCAACTTTATCAGTATAATACGCAGCGCTAGAGATTGAATATGTTCTCATTTCATAATTATTACCTCTACTATCTTGTGTACCAAAGAATCTAGCATAACCATAATCCGTCCCTGTCCCTAAAGGGATGTAAGTTCCTACCAAAGCGAAAGAGTTAGGTAATATTTTCCTTGTAGTATTATTAACTGTTAAAAGGTCAGCTGTCCTTGTTACTGTTGCTGCCTCAGTTTTAATATAAGATGTTGGGAAAGGTGATTCTTCAATTTGTACACCCCAGAAATATACACCATTTGTAGCTGTCGCAGACGATTCAGGTCTGTTTAAAATTCTATGCGTGGTCACTGTTGCATTAGTTGTAATCACTCCTGAAAATTTCCACCAATTATTATTTAATTCTTCATGTTTTAAATTAGAAAATGTATCTGTTGCAATTGACGGTGTTTGTCCAGACCAATTTATAATAAGGTCTCCAACTGTAGTACTTGCATTATTATCGTATATATATATTCTTGATTGTGTAGAATTTTTGTTTTTTATTAAAAAACTTAAAGTATATTTTGTATCTCCTACTAAAGTTACTCTCTTCTGTATTGCATCACTACCACTATCAATTTGTGCAATCTCATAAGCTGTGTTACTTGAATCGGGTGCAAGATTACCACCTGTTTTAGTAACTCCCCCTGAAAAATCACCCCATGATCCATCACCAATATCTTCACTATACGTTAATAAATTCGTACTTTCTGGTTCGTTTAAATAACCTTTCAAGGTACTTTCAGATAATCTAGTATTAGATCTGTCAGTATTAAAATATTTAACACCGTCAACATTAGCACCGTGATATAATTCTTCGGTAATTACAATATTATCAATATCAAAATATTCACCTGATGCACCAGCCTTTATATAAAATCTCATATATGTATCTGTAGCTAAAAATATAAATTCATACTCTTGCCATGATGATGTGATCGTAGGATTTTTTATAGTTACTTGTGAAGATAAATCTGCATTATTACCAATACTATAAAATTTTTCTGTCCTATTTCCTTTAGCACGGAAAGTTATTCGATAATTTTTACCAATTTCTTTAAGATTTCCTATAGTACAACCTTTATTATTGTCAGTAGTATTTATAGTGACCCTCATAGCTTTGTCTGTTGAATTATAACTTATAACTGTATCACTAGTAACACCATAATCTCCGGATGTGTCAATAGAAAAATCATCATCCCATATTTCTGTACCCTTTATAGCAGTGATATCTGTACTCACATATTCAGAAGCTTCAGTTTGAGTACCTTTGACTTGTTCGAGTTGAACCCCTCCAAAAAAAAGACTATCATTATTGCCCATATAAGTACTTTGATTATCTCCATTTCTTAAAGAAATAAACAATCTAGGTACCTGAACACCGTGAACAAGATTTACTACAATTGAACATCTATAAACATCATTTCCAACATCTTCAATTTTAGAACTTATAATATTGTTATAAGTTGTACCTTTTGTACCATTTTCTAAATCAAAAAGTTGATACCCTTGTGTTCCATTTTTAAAACGAACTCTAACATCTAACCATTTAAGATCATCAGCTTTAGCATATACACTAAAAACATATTCAGTATCATCTAACAAATCTGATATATTTTGTAATATTCTATGACTTGTATCAACTGCAACATCTATAAATTCTTGTAAAATTATATTATTATTTTCTACTGTTCTTGAACCAATTGAAATACTTGCATCTATCCAATTTTGACTTAAATCTTCACTATATGTGAGCAAATTCTCAACACGTCTTGCACCACTAAACCTAGATTCGTTAATCTTCGTTGTATGTATTACACCCTCAAAATCTACAACTGTGCCAGTTGTTGAACGTGTAAAAACAGGTGTAATATTATTAATACCGTCTATAATATTGTGCGACAATGTGAAACTTCTTGGTTCTGATTTATAATAAGAATATAAATCATCGTTTAAATTTTCAGTATCAAAACCAAAAGCCGATAAATGTACTCGCCATGCATCGTTTATATTTGTTGCAGAAACTCCAAAAGATTGTAAAGATTCTAAAATCATATCATTAGTCGCGCCTGATGATTTATTTAGAATTGACAATAAATAATCGTTTTGTAAATCGCTTATCATTCCAGTTGTTTCACTTAAAAAGTTTAAGTAAAATGTTCTTTGTAAATCGTTTAATGTTTCTGTCATATTGATACCTTTTTATTAAAATAAAAAATAAAAAAAATTAGTTTCCAAATTTACCGTATAAAGTAAGGCAAACTAGTTTGCCACTTAATCCAGTACAATTTAAAGTTACTGTAGCACCTGATACATCACAAGAAATTGGAATGGACATGGTTGTCATATCTTCCATAAATGTTGCTTGTACTCCTAACACCGTTGCAAATTTCTCTGAAACAAATGTATCTGTATCATCTGCAGTTAACACTACAACTTCCATGTCAGGAATCCTAACAGGGATTCTTGTAGTTATAGTCGCTGCTGCCATCTTAATAACCTATAATTGTTATATTGTGGATTCCAGTTATTATAGTTCCAAGAGTTATAATTCCAGTTGATGGAGACCAAGTTGCCGTTTTATCTGCACCTGCGTCGTCTTGAACTAAAGTATTTAAAATTTCAGTCATTACCATTCCTCGACCATCTGCTACATCAGAATTCAAATCAATTGTGTGCCCTGTTGCTGCTGCGGATGATGTTTGAATAGTTATAATTTTTAAATCTCCTGTGAATCCAGTTTTTCTAAATGTTTCTACTACTGCTACCATTTTTCTTTACCTCTATGCGATGCCATACATCTGAGAAGATGCAGCTTCGAAAGTATTGACTATTGTTAAGTATTCTTTTAATAGATATACAAACCCGTCTTGATCTGTGTATTTCTCTTCGTAAGTTAAATCTTGTAATACTGCGAAGAAAATATATCTCATGTCTAAGAATAAAATTCTTTTTGCACTTCCGCCTGTTGGCATGAAGATATCCTTAATAAACATTAACTGGTCGAATTCAAAAGCGTCTGGAATACCGAATCCTAAGATTCCTTCAGATGGATTTGAAACCTGTCTTTGAATATCTAACAATAAACCTTTAACATAGTTATGAGTAGTTGCGTCAGTTACTGCAATAGTTGGGAATCCTTTTGCGTTAAAAGTTGTTGCAAGTTCTGCTCTAATTCCTGCTAAAGTTGGATTACCACCGCTTAAATTAGTTGTGTTAGTAGTAATCAATTTGATCATACCGCTAGGCTCTAAAACACTAGTACTTGCGTCTCCGTTAATTAATGCGTCTTCTTCTGCTTCATAAATACTATCGGTTTTAACTCCTAAATCTAATTGCGCAGGGTCAATAAATCCTCTCATTCCAGCAATTGCAGGACCAGAGATTAAACCTTTTGCATACAAAAATTTAACTGGTACAGAAACTCTTTCGTAAGTATCTTCAACTACTGCTAAAGATCCATTTTCAGCTGCCCAATAAGCTCCACCTTTTGCAGTTAATGGTATATAGTCATAAGTCAATCCTTTAATTGCTCTTTTTGGAGTTATATTTCTTAATGGAGTTTGTCTTATTGTTCTATTAACAACATTTGGATCTGGATAAACTGGTACTAAAGCTGTTCCAGCAGTACCTGCTCCTCCTGTCTGTGTGTCGATGGATGCTTTTGCGATTTCCATCTTCTTATTTACCTCTACATATGCATGATTGGAAGTTTACCAGATTCAAACCCTTTTTCTAAATCTTCAGGTTTATCTTTTTTAACTGCCGCATCTGCGATATTTTGTTTTTCTAATGCTTTTTTATTAACTTGCTCTAATTGTTCTTTAAATGACTTTTCTGCTTCTTCTGTTTTAGTTTTTGCATCTTCAACAGATTTTTCTAAATCGTCTTTTAATTTTACAATTTCAGTTTCTTTTGATTCTAATTGTTTATTAAAGTCAGTTTTCATTTCTTCAACTTTCTTTTCAATTTGTGAATCAACATCTTTTTGTGTGAATTCTTTTTCCATTTGAATTCCTCCTTTTTTATTTGTATTAAATGATTTTGCCACAGCTAATGCTCTGCCATGTTTATTACTAGGTATCGCAACGAAACTTGCCTCAACTAATTCCAATTCTTTAAACACTCTTTTATTATTAACATCGTCATAATCTTTTACTATTGCACCGATTGATACTCCGGGTTTTGCTCCTTGATCTAACATTCCTTTTATTATCTTTGCTTTAGGATTTGCTGTATAAAATTTAGGTTCTGCTATTAATGCTGTATGACCGTCAATGTCTCTTATTCCTTTATTAGTCCATTCAGCTACTAAATTCATAATATCGTTATCGTGATTTAATAGTGCTGCCAAATAACCATCATCGTTACCCAATTTTTCAACGCAAGATTTAGAAAGTCTTTCATCATCCCTGTCTACTGATGTATCAGAAAGAACTGCGATATATTTTCCTTCTGCGTCTTTCATTATTGGCATGAATAATTCTGTTGTATATTCCTTATGAGTTGCTTTATTAATTTCCATTATTAATTCCTCTTTCAATCTTATATATAAATACCACTATGAAGGTCTAAAGGTTACTACGCTTCTACAGTTCGGATGGCTTGGCGGTGATTGATACGCTTTTCTTGTTTCTGGGTCGATAAAAGGGTTGTCTAGTTCTTGCTTTTGTCCGTCCAACCTTCGACAAATAGGAGACGTTCTATTATCGACTGCTGCGTCCCAAATTTTATGACCTTCCAAACCGGATTCTTTATACCCTAGAATTTTCCCTTCGTTCACTATACGGTTTGTTTCAGTCCTTGCAATCATCTCTGCTCTCCAATCTGAAAAGTTATTAAAATTTTTTTGAATATCTCCTTTAATATCTATTAAAGATTTATTCTCGTTCACTCCTGATTGGACCGTTTCGATTACTTTCGCTTGAATTTCTTTAGTAACTCCTTTAATACCAAACCACTTTTTGCCATTAATCATATATCCGTCAATTTGTTGTGATGCCAATACATTCAATTTCTGTTCGTATGCATCCGTATATCCAATATCCATTTTAAGTTCTGCTTCACTCGATAGCAAACCTTTTAACAAATCTTGTTTAATATATTTTTTAACTTGTTTGGCAAAGGCAAAAGTATTAACAATATTAAACACTGATCTTAAAAACTCGCCGAATGTTTTATTTATGGATTTTTCTAAGTCAATTTTATTAGTTGCTTGGATAACTTTTTTTTCTAAATTGTTAAAAAATTTATGTAAAAAATCAGAATAGCTTTCAGCTTCATCAATTAAATCGTTACCAGAAGTAATTAAGTTGTTTTCTTGTTTAGAGAGGGGTAGTTTGGTTGGTTTGATTTTTTCAATTTCACCTTCACTATCCTGATTTTGAGTTTTATATTGTGGTATTTCTTCCAATTTAATTGGTAATGTATTTGAACAATAATTTATAACGAACATATCAAACGCTTCGTTTGGGTCAATTTCATTTTCTTGAGCAAAATATAAAATATCTTCGAAATTCATATAAGTTATATATTCCCATTTCTCTTTACTTTTCATTACAAAAGTAAATCTGTCCATTCCTTGCATACAATGGACTGTGGGAAAATGTCCATTAGTTCGATCTTCTTTTAATTTCTTTTGAAATATATTAAATTGTAATTCTAACATTTTAATTATCCACTAACACTATATCAAACCCTGCTGCGACCCCTGCAATATCTTGATTTGTATTTACCCGAATTTCTATATCTGTTTTTTCAGTAAATTTTTCTGGCTCTGTATAATCATGTTTGATGTAACTCGTTCCGTTAACATCAATGTTTGCTGTATGTTTCAGTTGAAATACTTGACCAAAAGGTCTTGCTATTATCCTGATTGTGTGCGAACTGTCTCTTTTTGCACCTGCTGTTGAAGCATACCAATCTCTCATATACCCAGTTTTACCAGCTGGAACAGTAAAAACTGCCATTTCTGTTTGGTTATTTTCACCATGAATAATTGCTCTTACATTATTCGGCGTTGGAACGCCTGAAGTTAAAGTACCGTCGACAGAGATAAATGCGTGTCCAGTTATATTTGAAGAGTTTACATTCTTTAATCTGAATACTCTAATTAAAGGAGTATCTAAAACTACTTTTGCTAATCCTGCCAATGTTTTTGTTTGAACTATTAAATCATAATTAGCATCTAATCCTTGAACTTCAAGCTCTTGTGTATTACCTGCATCATCAGAAGATAAAGTATCTATATCCGCAGATGTTGAATAAGTGTAAACCATTTTTTCGTAAGTCTCGTCGTCTTCTGCTCCATCCCAAACAGTAACAAAACCATCACTGACATCAAAATCTGATGCCGCACCAAATTTATGAATGAAACTTGTTCCAGTCACTTTACTTTGTGCAATAGCTAAACCTGCACTATTATCACTTATGGTTAAATCACCGTCAGGAGTTGTACTTACATTTCGAAATATATCATTTGGATCTTTACCAGTTAATACCGCTTTAATTAATTGGGCATCATCGTCAGAACTTATTGAATCTTGAATTTTATGACTTGAATGTTTAGTAGGGGTTGTTTTTATTTGCACTTCTAAATCGAAAGATGATTGTGCTGCAACACCATTAGTATATTTAATTCGACAATACCTTCTTTCTGGTTGATTAGTAAATGTTTTTTCAGTTCCTGCTGGAATTGTGTAGTCACTTGTAGTCGTAAAATTAGATGGGGTTGTATCTCTTGAAAATTGTATTTCCAGCCCATTAGTAGCACTTGCAACATCAGATATAACAGTTACAATAACTTCAACGAAATTTTTAGTATCAATTATGGTTCCTGTAAATATATGATCTGCTCCACCAGTATCGCCAGCCAAAGGAGTTGTTGAACTATTACCACTATCGGAAATATTACCTAATAACTCGCCACTGCTATTTACATTAGTTGTCCTGTGAGCATCTGCATCCCACTGAACCAAATCCTGTTTTACATTATTAAGCTGTGTTGCTGTTGGTGTCCCGACCATTCATATAAACCTCAAAACTCTTTTTAAATTTTTGCTGTTGCTCTTCTTTATTCGGGTTTGGTTGATTATCACCAAAAGACATTTCGTTTTCCATTTCCATCGGGTCGAAAGGTTTTCTTAATGGCTCATCTCCCCATTCCACTTCGTCTTTACCTTGTGCTTTTCGGTATTCATTAACTGTGATTATTCCTCGGTCTAGTTCCTGCATTGCTTGTTCAAACTCTATTTTTTCAACTGCGTGATCTCTTGGGAAATATTTAAAACATAAACCATGATCTTCTCTTCCTAAAATTTCTGTTATAGTTTTAGTTGTATGAAGTTGTTCTATTTTCTGAATATAAGGTTTTAATGCGTTTCGTACTGTTACTTTTTCTTGACCTTCATCGTTTGATTTATTTGAATTTTCAAAAAAACCTGCTTCATCTGGACTTACTCCGTATGCTCCGAATACTAATTTAAAATACCACTTTTGACCTTCAAGCCATTCTAAGTCACGGTTATTGTCGTTTAATTTGTCAATCCTTTCAATCATCCAATTAATAAAACCTACTTGGTGCGGTTTGCCTTTGTATTGATTGTTCCAAGTTCTTTTTAATTTTCTTAACGCTTCCTTTGGCAATTTTGGAAGGCTTACCAAAATGTCTGGTATTGCATTGTTTGTGTATAAATCCTTATTATATCTAGTCCCTTGTATTAACAGTTCGATTACTTGTTGAATGGATTGCATCGGGGAGAAACCATAAACATCATAAGAACGTGGATTCATCATAATATATTCAATTTCATCATTAGTAAATCTCGTCGGATTTTGCCTTGGATGCTTAAAGGAATATTGCCAAAAGTTTAAAAGATTTTTATAAATATCAACTTGTTTTAACATCGTTGCGCCGTCTGTTGATTTTAATTTGACTAAAGTTCTTTGTCCTAACGGTTTTAATACTAAATCAGTTTCATAAGAAATCTCTTTACCCCATGCGTTATGTACTGGTACTTCTCCAATGGTCCATGAATCATTAGAATAAACATAATTTAAACAACCTGCGTCAATCTCTGCAATATCGGTTATAACTTCTGAATTAATATCGTTTATAGTTTGTCTGTTCTCGTTTGGCTTTTCGAAAAACTCCATACATAATTTTATATCGGCTTCGTGGTTTGATTCGTCTTCTTCGTCTTTTGGCACTATTTCCCATGGAATTGTAACGATTTGTTTTTTAAATGTAGTTATCACCATTTGCGCCCATGGTGATGTTGCCAGTTTTCTGAGTTTCCTAGTGTCCACACCTCGTGGTTGTCCTAATCTTGCAGAAAAAAACCAGTTCGGATATATTGCTTCTCGTTCATTTGGGTCTTGTTGCGTTGAATAATTAAGACCTGATAAACCAACTTCACTGTTAGAAACAGGAGTCCCGGGTATTACTGCCTTAGAAATCTGTCCAATATTTTTTATTAAAGATTTTATAAAAGCCATTATTGAAATAATAATAAAATAGGCTATATATAAATACCACT